GCGCTTGGCGCAGGCCCTAATCCTAAAAATCCACCACCACCCATACTATTCTCCCTTGTTTAAAGAGCATCGGATGTTAAGAAACCGACACTCTTCTTTTTTCATAGCCATAATTACCAAATCCCCTTCCATGTGGGCATCAGGTATTTCAGCTACAACCTTAAAGCCCAAATGTCGGTTTAACTTTAGGGCATCCGTGTTATTAGCACAGATTTGCCCTAGTATAACGCTAAGTCCAAGTTTATTAAAGGGGTAATCAAATGCCGCCCATAATAAATCTTTACTCATCCAGTTCGTTTCAGCCAATGAGCCAATGTGCATTTCGCAGGCTTTTGGCATGAAATTACAGTATCCAACCACAGCTACTAAATTACCGTCTTGCATCTGCCCGATACATTGGGTGGTTTCGGGTAAGGGGAAATTGAGAACTCGGACTAGCCATTCCCCCAAATAGCGTTGATTTTCCGTAGTAACTTGCCTCACAGTACCCCGCCAGCCTCCATTACATAATCGGTTGATGCCCAATGAAACTCAATACCTTGGCTTGCCACATTCATACTAATTGAACCTGCATAACCAATACCTGTCACGCCTTGCCAAAACTTTGTTACTACAAGGTTTCCACCCCAGTTTGTATCATCCCATGTAGATGTATCCCAAACCCCAATATCTAGGGTAGATGGGTTAAACGATATTTGGTTGGTTAGCGGTACGGTGTCAAAATCGGTTGAAATACCGCACAAAACAGTCGGTAAGCCATTATCGGTCTGTAGGATAGGGCGTACTAAGGTAAAGCGTTTTTGTTGCCCTCTACGGTCAAAATAAGAGTAGGCTTGCTGTACAAAGCCATTAATGTTGGTAGCGTTATCAGAAAATGAGTCGTAAAAACGGGCTACAAAGCCGTTTCCACCAAAATAAATGTCATCACCGCTCAATTCCCAACAATTTGCACCAATATTGGTAAATCTAGCCCATGATTTTGTAATGTTGTGCATTACATATTGCTCTTGACCGCCAGTTACAGGAATATTGACGATTAACATATTGTGTTTAGCAAAATAATTCATCTGCCAACCATAATTTGTGGCGTATGCGTCTGCTGCACGGCTAATAGCAAAGAAAATCTTGTCAGTAATGTTGACACGGGGGTCTAAACGGGTCGATTGCAAACCTGCTGAGAGGGGTACGAGACCATCTTCGGTCAAAAGTAGGATGTCGCCACCAAATTTGAATACGCATTTACGAGCAAAAGTCTGTCCAATGTTCCAAAGTCCAACTAAAGACCAATCATTAGGGTCAGATGGGTCAGAACCCTTGTAAACAGCGACTTCACCGTTACTTGTAACGAAAACAGCTAGGTCATCGACACCATAACCAGCGTCAATAGTCCATGTTCCCATTGCTTGTAAGTAGCCACCCTTTTTAAAGATGCCACCAAGGGGAAACTCGGATACTGCACCGTTAATGCTATCGACTGGCAAATACCAAAAACTTAGGCTGTTCTCTTGAACAAAGTAAAGTCGCTCTTTAAACAGGTTTACATAGGCAAAAGTATTGCTATTTGCGCCAGTTATGTAGTAATTAATACTGTATGTACCAACAGTAGTCGCATTACCGCTTGGGGCGACCGCCATCGTATAAGTGAGGGTCGATGCGCCCGTTACAGTAATGCGATAAGTTCCATTAAATTCGGCTGAAACAGCCCCTGCGACTGTAATCGTATTGCCAGTAACAAGATTATGGGGGCTTGCAGTTGTTAGAGTAGCGGTTAGATTGCCTGTGCCACCCCTAGTAATCGTAGAAATAGTCTGTGCGGTGCTTGTTGTAGCACTTCTTTGCCAGCGTGTACCGTCATAAACGACCATAGGGTCTATTCCGTTGACAGCAGGCATAAACGAACCGCCCGCAGTTGTAATCATGGAATGAATCCACTTGCCATCGCTATTGCCTGTCAGGCTAACGGTTGCTGTAGAGGTGCTTGCATCGTAAATGGTTGTAGCATTAGAAGCGAACAGCTTGCTACCCGTTGGGCTACTGTAATTCATTAAGGACAGAACTGCCCCAGTAATGCCTGTAGATACTTTGGTAAAGCCTTTTCTAAGCGTTACATCCGTAGGCGTGGGAAAGAAATTGACCATCTGAACCGCATCTAATTGGTTCATTTCTGCCAAAGAATCCCTTGCGTTCCAACCCCCAATCGGGGCTGGCAAGGAAGCGGTCATTGCCCGTCTTTGTTGAGCGACTGCCATGTTTACACCCAAGCCCAAGTTTTGCCTAAAGCAATATCAGAAACCATCTGACGCTTTAAGCCAAAATCACGGCAAATATCAGCTTGCCGATAACCACGCTTTAGTAAATTTTTAATTTCCATAACTTGTTGCTCGCTAAGTTTAGCCATTGACCTATGATGTTCCTTGCCTTTTGGCGGTTTGTATTGGCGATTTTTTAATACTTTATCGGCTACATTATCTGCATTAGTTCCAACAAAAAGATGGTCTAAATTAAAACAAGATGGGTTATCGCAATGATGCAAAACATATTTATCTGCGGGTATTTCGCCTTTGTTTAATATCCAAAACAAACGATGAGCAATATAAGGCTTACCTTTATATTTAATTTTGCCGTAGCCTTGTCTAGTTCTAAACCCTAAAAAATTGTGGCAACCAGTATTAGGGTCTATTTGTTTACTTTGCTCAAATCGTTGTTCTACAGGTATTTGACGATATTCCCATGCTTTCATAGCAAAAGTCCTTTCATTAAAGAAAGGATAGGTTACCACATTTTTGCCCGAAATAACACACATTTACTATGTCCCATATCCTGTATCTGGGATATTTGCATACCCTATAAGCACCTTCGTTGGATATGGTGCAAAGCTAAGGTTCGCAGAGCCTTTGTCGTTGGCTTTCGCTACATTCAGGTAGCGGAAATAGTCTTGTTGCAGTGCAGTAGTATCAAAACCTTTGATTTGAAAATACTTTAACTTTGTGCCAAGCACCATAACGGTATCGTCTAGCACAGTCGTATCGTTATCAGCCGTAAAGCTGTTTTTGACTGCGCCTGTTGAGCTTCTAGCCCAACCTTTAGAACGGTACTCAAAACCTAGGTATTCTTGGGTATTGTATGGTGGCCAAATCTGAAACTGTTGCCCCAAAATACGCCATCTAATGCGTGGGCCAGTCGAAATATAACCCGACTTTAGCCATTGCCATTGTTGGGCATCTTCAGGGCCAAGCATCTGCCAATGCTTTGTTTTATCCCAATGGGTGTTATCTGTAATGGTTTCAAAGTCGGCAGGCAAGTCGTATTTAGTCTGTGAAAAAGTAAAGGTTACGCCCGTGTATGTGCCACTAGCTAATTGGCTCATTACGATGGTGGATAAACCTGTGCCTGAGTTGTAAGTTACGCTTTGCACATAGGTATCTTGGTTAATACCTGTGCCAGTAATCGAATAATTGCCGTTTAGGGCTGTGGCGTTACCTGTTACAACAATGTTATAACTTTGGTCGCTAACCGTATCGCCTACAAATGTCTGTGCATCCGTGTAAAAACGATACTCCAACTCTAGGGCTTGCCAATCGTGTTCTTTGACTAAATCGTAACCAACACGATTCATTAGGGCTAAAACCTGTTGAACATCTTGATTAGTATTGCCTGCAACATAGGTAGGAATAGCAAGGTTTAACTCGCTAGTAGTCTGTTGCACAAGTTGGAGCATCGTTGATGACATAGTTTAGGCTTCCTCTACGGATTCCGCTTTCTTTTTGCGGGGTTTCTTTTCACCAACTGCCGCAAGTATCGCTGCCATTTGCTCTTGCATTAGTGCCAGCTTCGCATCAGTTTCTGCCTTGATTTTAGCATTTTCTTCATCTTTTTTGGCAAGTTCTTGCTTTAACTGATTAATTTCTTCGGCTCGCTTAGTTGCCTCTGCGGTTTCTTCGGCAAGGTTTAAGAAAGTTTTAGCTTTATCCCTAAAGGCGTGGGGTGACATACCTGCAATCATTCCAATACGCTGTAGCTGTAGGTCTGAAGCATTAGCAATAGATTCCACAGTCATAAACTTCACGCCCCGTAGTTCTTGGGCTTGCGACTGGCTAATTAAAGGCCATTGCTCTACAGGTGTGCCAATAATCTCGCTACTAGAATCTTGTGTAGCTTGATACTGTAGCCATTGGCGTGGGAAACGCTGTTTATGGCTTTCCTGTGCGTATGTGTCAATCTCGGTCAAATTATCGCCAGCAACCATGATTCGGACAAAGTCAAAGTCCTTGAATATGGGTCTGCCAGCCTCGTTGGATTCATGCTCTAGTTTGACTGCTCGCTTATAAAACTTAACTGCCAAACGAGAATCTGCATCTTGGGTATCGCTATCAATCATGTAAAACTCCTTAAGTGGTTAAGGTACTGCGGTTAAAAGAAAAAGGGCTACCCCATTACGAGATAGCCCCTTGTTTTTACTACAATTTTTGGTTAGACGCTTGCAACACCAAACCAACCATAGTCACCCGAAACCATGGATTCTGCTGGAGCAATGTAGCTACCGCCACCGCTAGTAGCGGCAAAAGTAGAAGCATTAACTGTTACAGCAGTAGCACCAGCAGCAATAGTACCGCCAGCACGGGCAAACACATAACGACGACCATCGTTACCGAAAGTTTGTGAACCCAAAGGGCCAAAACTTGGGATTCCAATTAAGGTAGTACCGTTGGTGTATTCAAAACTCTCATAAGTGATACCGTTAAGGTCAACACCAGAGATGGGGAGAACTGAATAAGGCATGATTATTTTCCTTTACTAATTAGACGGTCAAAATACCTTGCAACTGTGCGTTGCTGGTGGTTAAATTGCCTGCCCATCCGTAGAGCTTAACAATCGCATCTTGGTTGATGGCTTGACGCTCACCACCGATAGGTACGAAATTACGCTCTTTGTGTGGACGGAAGAAAATGTAATTGGTGTTCAAGAGATACATATAGTTTGCGTTCTCTTGGTTACCAATACCACCACCGAGTACGACATCAGCAGATGTACCGCCACCGTAGAACTTAAGGGATGCGAAACCTGCTGCACCACTTTCTTCGGTAGTAATACGCTGAATTGCTTGCAATGCGCCTACGAAAAACTGATATGTGGTGTTACCAGCAATGTAAAGGTCA